GCAAGACCATTGGTAACTGCCACACGGAGTATACCTGCACCGAATGCGGTGACCGGCATCAGGTTGACAGCAGTGATTAAGTAAATTTGTTTTGTAAGAAAAAGAAATGTATAATAAGTAATGAATTAAAGGTGAGATTTGATAATGACAACAAAGACGATTTCAATAAGTTTTAATAAAGATGAACAAGAGTTCGAACAATTCAAAAAATGGACATATGGATTACTTTATGACGAACATACGAAGGACTTGTGCGTTACTTTTACCAAAAAAGACGGGACAGAACGAGACATGCTCTGCACACTTGTTGAAAGCAGAATCCCAAGAGAAAAACAACCAAAAACCAGTGGCTCGTCTTCTGGATCCGCAGTTCGCGTCTTTGATACAGAGAAACAAGAGTGGAGATCCTTCCGATGGGACAGTGTAAAGAAAGTGAGTTTTAGCCTATGATTAATCTTAAACATCTGCCCAATGATAATATGGCATTGTATATTATCATTGTTGTAATGATTGTTATTGGTGCACCAATCGCATTTATTTGGGCACTGAACACTCTATTCCCTGTTCTCGCCATCCCATACACAATTGAAACTTGGATTGCTGCAATTATTATTCCATCAGCATTAAAGGCTAGTATTTCTACAACTACAGATAAGGATAAATGATGAATTATGCTTTGACACCTGAGCAAAAAAGTAACTTGCAAAAAGCAATTGGTGAGATTAGTGATTGTATGACTCGCACTAAAGCAGAGCGAGATTTGATTAAAGAGATCGTTAAAGATCAATCTAATACCTTGCAAATTCCCAAGAAAGTTATTTCTAAGATCGCAAAAACATATCACAAACAGAGTCTACATCAAGAAGTTGCAGACCACGAAGATTTTGTGGAGCTATACGAGAAGGTTACAGCGAAATAATCCTACAGAGTGTAGGATTTAGTTGTCTTTAATTCAGTTTTACAGTATAATATATTATATAATGGAGGTCATGAACCTATGAATTTGAATGCTGCAAAGAAACGTGCCAAGGAATACACTCAACTTAGTAAGATTAAAGATGAGCCTACGCTACGTCCTGAGAATTATACTGTAGATATCAGCACTGCATTGGTATGGTATACTGAACATACAAACGAAAAGAAACGATTAAAGTTTGCCATTCAATACTTTGCAAAACTAGGCAAAAGGAACGAAGTCCTTGCACTGAATCAAGCAACTGACTTCGAAGTACGTCAGATTGGTATCTTGTGTCGTCTTCTGTCTAATGGCAATAAACTCACAGATGAACACATGGCTCTTCTCGAGAGTCGAGTTGCTGTTCTTGTTGCCAAATATAAAGCCAGCAAAGAAGTAGAGAAAGAATCCAAAGCATCAACGAACGTCATTAGCATTCAGGAACGCATTGAGGAGACTGCTCGTAAACATGCAGCTGAATTTGATGCGGGCATTGATGACTATGTCATCTCTCATGGCAATGTTGTATTCTCTGCAAAGAATTATCTTCTTTCCAATGACGTTTCTGCACCAGTAGCTAAACGAATCAGTGAATTGTTTATGCCTCTTTCAGAAGAATTGAAAGAAGCCATTGATGGTGACGATGATCAATTGGTTGAAGGATATTCTAAATTCACTAAGAAAGAAATGAAGAAGTTTTCTTCTTTCGTTGACCAACTAATCTCTGACTGCCAACAGCAAGTGCAAACTGCCAAAGCATCCCGTGCACCACGTAAACGTAAGCCACAACCACCTAGCAAGATTGTTGCCAAGATGAAGTACATGAAAGAGTTTGCAGATCTTTCACTGAAGTCTGTGAATCCAGAAACATTCGTTGGCTCCACCGAAGTGTGGGTGTATAATACAAAGTATCGTAAGGTCACTGTGTATAAAAGTGATAATAATTTGCTTTCTGTTAAAGGTACAACCGTTCTTGGGTTTAGTGTTAAAGACTCTCAGTCTATGAAACTACGCAAGCCACAAGAATTTTTTAAGGGTCTTGCTTTGGGCAAACGTGCCTTGAATGCAGCATTTAAGAAACTCACCACAAAGCCATCTACACCCAATGGTCGTATCAATGAAGATTGTATCCTGATAGGGGCATTTTGATGGAGTTTACTTATATCGCTGATGGTATTGATGCAGTTGTTATTGATAATTTTTACACAGAAGATCAATTAAAACTTATTAACATCGAACTTAAATGGTTGTGTAAAAAATCTATAATGAGTAGTGATAAAGAATCACTAGTGCCAGCAGTACACCCCGATAGTGGTGAGATCATGACTAAAAAAAGTGGTGTCTTTTTAGAAGCAGTATTTAAAAATTGGAATCACTCTGCTTTAATTTCTTTTGGTTTCGAACAAACCAATACTGAAGAGTTTAGAACAAATTTATTAAAATATAACGGTCTATTTAAACTTTTCTTCCATTGTAATATTAGAAATCATTTACTTTCTTACTATGAGAATTCTGATTATTATAAACCACATATAGATAGTTCTATCTTTACTATATTAAATTATTTTAACATTGAACCCAAACAATTTTCTGGTGGAGAATTAGTTTTACACAATGCCACTAACTCTAAACAAGCAACCATAGAATATAGAAATAATCGTACTGTTATAATTGCTAGCTGCACTATGCACGAAGTTAAACCTATTGTATCGAATATGAGTAATTCTTTATCAGGTTATGGTAGATTTTGTAATTCTGTTTTCATTGGATATGAAGATTCAAGAGAGACGAATACTCGCAAATTAACACAGATGGAAATAAATCTTCTAAAAGCAAGAGAGATGAAACTAACATGATATTAATTGATTATTCGCAAATTGCTCTTGCAGCTATCCTTACTTTTCACCGTGAGTTAAAGGGTACAGAATCAGAAGTAAAGAATCTGATTCGTCATGTTACATTGTCCACTCTAAAATCATACAAGAAAAGGTATGGTAAAGAATATGGAGAGATAGTCATCTGTTGTGATGGTCGCAAGTACTGGCGCAGGGAATATTTTGAACACTACAAAGCATTACGTAAAAAGAATCGTGATTCCAGTGACCTAGATTGGCATCTGATTTTTGATACACTCAACGAAATGCGTCAAGACATTGCTAAAAACTTTCCATGGAGAGTTATCCATGTAGATCGTGCAGAAGCAGACGATGTGATTGCTGTCATGGCTGAATATCTACAGCAGAACGATCTAATCATTGAAGGATTGGTTGAAGAGCCACAGAAGGTTTTGATTTTGTCATCTGATAAAGACTTCAAACAATTACAACTCGCACCATACTCAAGTGGTAATGTGCGTCAGTGGTCACCGATGCAAAAGAAATATATTACTGCAACAAAACAAGAAGTGTTTGACTTCACTGTTGAACATATCGTTAAGGGTGATACAGGCGATGGTATTCCTAATATCTTATCTAATGACGATGTGTTTATAGTGGGTGATAGACAGAAACCAGTTAGCGCGAAACGTCTTGCTGAGTTTATTGAGAAGGGTATCTCTGCATGTCGAACTGATGAAGAACGTAAGAACTGGCAGAGAAATTCTACATTGATTGCTTTTGATAACATTCCAAAAGATGTTAAAGAATCTATTATTGCTACATACCTAGGTAATAAACCAACAGGTGATAAGATGACTGTTATGAACTATCTTATGGAACATCGTTGCCGATTATTGTTGGATGAGTTAGAAGATTTTTAGAACTACTAATATCAAAAATTGAGGACTTTTAATGAGAAAATATCTAACACAAATGTTGCAGGACATTAATGATAACCCAAAAAACATCCAGAACTATAAGGATGATTTTCTTTTGAAAGTTATCTGTGCTCATGCATTCCTACCTGATTATAAGATGCTATTACCAGAAGGTGCGCCACCATTTAAACCTACTGCGGAACCGATGGGTATGACTCCAACGAATTTATTCAGCGAAGCTAAACGACTCTATGTATTCTGCCGTAAGGATTTAACTGCTCTTAAGAGAGAATCATTGTTTATTGGTTTGCTTGAGAGCATTCATCCAGAAGAAGCCAAAGTTGTAATTGCTGTTAAAGACCAGAAACTACATAAAATGTTTCCAAAGATTACGCACAAATTAGTTTCTGATGCTGGCATTCTCCCACCTCTTGAAAAGAAAGCCAATGAAAGTGTAACATCTTGAAGAAAAAAAACAAGGGAGATAAGTATGTTTTTCTTTTTTAAGAAAAAGAAAGTTGTAGTAGATTGTTTTACCGCTGACGATTCTGTATATAATTTATACAAGATTCGTAGGGCTATCGTATATTATCCAGATGAGATTAAAAAGTTGCCATCAGAGTTTTTGCTTCCTTTCATGAACTCAAATATTGACGTCCCAGTACCATCTCTAAAGAGATGCACTGGTATCTCTGAATGGTATAAACATGGGGCTATAATTCCTCTTTGGTTAGACTTTATTTGTGATCCAGAAAAACATCAAGCTGGTCGCGCACCACTCGGTATAACAGACCACCATTACCTCCATCAACTTGAAAATCACTCACCTATACAGTGGCAGGATATGTTCAATGATTTTTTTCATATTAAGTTCATAAATCCATGGAGATTCAGAGAAAACGGTGGAATAAAGCATGTGTGGGTTTCTGCATTTTATAATCTACAAAAACATTTGGACAACTTTGTTATTCCTCCAGGAATTATGTGGTGGGATTTTCAAAATCAGGCGAACATCAATACATTTATCCGTAAGAATTCTAAACCATTCACCATTATAGCTGGTACTCCATTGATTCACATGATACCAATTACAGAGAAAGAAGTTAAGTATAAAACTCATCTCGTTACACAACAGGAATTAGATAAGATTAAAATAATTCCGAACACATTTTCTTCATTAGGTTCTAGTAGTAGAAACAATAAGTTTTTTAAAGCAAGGGATGAAGCAAATCGACTAGATGAACTAGAAAGTAAATTTAGAACGTGTCCATTTGGATTTGGCAAAAATGAAACAAAAGTGGATTGATGCATTTATGGACACAGCTGAGAGATTTGCTCAGCTGTCCAGTGCAAAACGATTGAAGGTTGGTGCGGTAGTAGTGAAAGACAATCGCATCATCTCAATCGGTTATAATGGTATGCCATCTGGATGGGATAATATTTGCGAAGAGATTATCGAAACAAACGAAGATGGTGAAGTTGTAACTAAAACTAGAGACGAAGTGATTCATGCAGAAGCCAATGCGATCTCTAAGTTAGCAAAGAGTGGAGATAGTGGTAATGGTGCTGATTTATTCTGCACTCACGCTCCTTGCATCCATTGTGCTAAGATCATTTATGGGGCAGGAATAAAAAGAGTTTTTTATCGTGATGTGTACAAAGACGAACGGGGAATAGAGTTTATGAAAAAAGGTGGTATTGAAACTTACCATGTAAAAGAAATTAAACATAGTTGTATTGTTATTAATATGAAAACAGTCGGTGGAGAGACTCTGTAATATTTAAATGCAGTGTG